GTAGCCCGCGCGCGCGTTGCTTGCGGTGATCGGCACGAGGCCGTTGTTGAGCGCGCCGTTGACCTCGGTGTCGGTCGGCTGGTCGTCGACGCTGTACTGCATCGGGACCGTCGCGAGCTGCACGCCGGAGAGGTTCGCGTCGGGGTCCGACTCCTCGCCCGGGAGCGCCGAGACGACGCCCGTGATGGAGTCGCCGATGACGCGCGCGGCGGTGACCTGCGCGGCCACCATGCACGCGGGCACGAGGCTGTTGTAGTGCCAGGCGATCTGCGTCCGCGCGCTGTTGACGCCCGTCGCGAGCGTCGTCGCGGTCCCGAAGGACGCGAGCGTCGCGCAAACGGCCTGCTGCCGCTTCTGCGACGTGATCGCCGCCTGCGACGCGACGAAGGTCGCGATGCGGCCGACGTTCGTCGCGTCGGTGCAGGCGCCGACGATGCGCTGGTAGCGCGTCGGCGTGATCGCCGAGAGCGCGGCGGCGAAGCTGTCCTGCGTGGTGCCGCCCGAGAAGCGGTAGAGGTTGCCGCTCGCCGAGCCGCCGCTCATGATGCCGGTGGTCGCGCCGGGCGACGTGGTGCTCGAGGACGTGATGAGCGTCTCAGTGCCTGACGACGACACGAACGAGAGCAGGACGACGAGGTCGTTGCCGCGCGGCCCGTTGCACTTCGCCGTCCACGTCACCGCGCCCGTCGAGGTCTGCGCGTAGTAGGGGAGCCACGTCACCGCGTTGGTGGCGGTCGCCACCGCGGTCGCGATCGTCTCCGCGGTCGAGCCCGAGGCGACGGGCACGTCGACCACGGCGCCGCACATGCGCAGCCGGATGGTGAAGTCCGCCGTCGAGGTCGTCGCGAAGGTGCAGACGACGCTCGCCGCGCTCCCGCCGCCCTCCGCGACGGCGATGCCGTACACGGTGGCGTTGGGGTACTGCGCGAACACCGCGCGGGCCATGTCGTGCACCTCCGACCCGAGGCCGAAGTACGTGCCCGCGTCGCTCTCCGACGCGAGGTACTGCGGCGTCGCGTCGGCGATCGTGCCCGCGGGGAGCGCGATCGTCGGCGACGAGCCCGAGACCGCGGTCCCCATCTTGTTCCCCATGAGGAGGATTTTGATGGGCTGCGTTCCGGGGCTGGACGCCGAGCCGCCGAGCGAGACGGCGAGGTAGACGCCGGGCGTCTTGTAGGACGTGGCGAAGCCGGGGACGACGATGCTCACGACGCCACCTCCTCGACGACGAGGTCGCCGCGGCGCCCGGAGCGGCGGTAGTGGTCGAGGTCGGGCACGATCTCGCCCTCGGCGAGCGGGGCGCCCTGCGCGTCGCGGGCGGCGTAGCGCCCGGGGCGCACGCGCCCATCGGCGCCGACGAACGCCACGAGGCGCCCTTCGACGGCGTGAATGCGGAGTTGCATCGCGGTCTCTCTGGTCAGGGGTTGCGGGGAGGCGTCAGGGGTTCGGCTCGGCCTCGAACTCGACGAGCGGGTTCACGCTGTCGGGGTCGTCGAGCGTGCCGGTGAGGTTGAGGTCGCCGACCATCGGGTTGAGCAGCGGGAGGCCCGCCGCGGGGTCGGGGTTGTCGGCCTGCGGGAGCACGCGCAGCGCCGCGACGCGCGTCGCGTAGGCGTAGACGACGCCGCCCTCGACGAGCTCGGGGCGCGTCTCGACCGCGCGCAGGGTGATGTCTTGGTACGTGTTCGCCGCCGCGAGCGCGTTGACCGCGCCGAGCGCCGCGTCGATGCAGCGCATGACGCCGGGGCTCGTCGTCGTGCCGCGCATCCCCTCGTCGACCTCGCGCGGGTCCTCGACGACGCAGATCACCGACCACGACGACTCGCCGCGCTCCTCCGAGTAGGCCCACGTCAGGATGTCGCGCGTGACGCTCTCGCCCTCGAAGCGCAGCAGCACCGCGGGGAACTGCTCGCGGCAGACGTTGGAGAGGTCGCGCTTCGTCGTCGGGCCCGCGTAGCGGCCTGCGAGGGCGAAGGGCGCGTTCGCGGTCGGCGGCCCCGCGACGAGCGCGGAGAGCGCCGTCAGCAAGGCGTCGTCGAGGTCGGCGAGGGTCGCGTTTGCCACGGCTCAGGGGAGCGATGCGACGGCGGTGTAGATGACGCCCTCGACGAGCCGCTCCGCCCACGCCTCGCGGCGCTCCCACGCGGGCCAGAGGTACGGGTAGGGCGCGCTGCGCGACGTGCCGTCCTCGACGTAGGAGCCGTACGGCGTGCGCCCCACCACGTCGACGGTGTAGCCGCGCCGGAGGTTGCCCGACGCCGCGCCGTGGCGGATGTTGCGCTCCAGCCGTCCCGTGCGGTTGCGAAACGTGTGGCCGGTCTTCGCGTCCGTCGCGACGCCCTCGCCGATGTCGAGCATCAGCGGGAGCATCTCGCCCGCGATGGCGGCCTCCATCGCGTCGACCGCGTCGACGATCGCGCCCACGTCAGAAGCCCGACGTGTCCTGCTGCGAGGCGTTGCGCACGTAGGGGTTGGTCGGCTGCCCCGCGGCGTCGGTGAGGTTGTTGACCGTCGGCCGCGGGAGCGGCGCGCCCTGCGAGGAGCCGGGCGCGCGCGCGTCGCGGTCGCGGTTGAGGCTCTTGAAGAACTCGCGCGCCTTCGCCCCGAGGCGCGCGTAGCCGCTCGTCTCCTCGGTCGCGAGGTGGCGCGACGAGGCGATGGCGATCGTGAGGTTGACGCCCTGCCCGACGACGAGCGGGTCGAGCGTGTCGCCGGTCTGGTAGAGGCCGTCGGGGAACGCCGCGCGCGTGAGCACGCGGATCTCGCTGTTCGCCTCCGCGATGCAGCGGTCGCGGTACGACGTGTCCGGCGTGTTGCCGCCGTTCTTCGCGAAGAGGCGGTTGTACGCCTGCCCCGAGAGGCACTCGATCACGTCGGTCGACGTGACGATGTTGACGATCTCGGCCATCGCGGCGTCCCCCTGCGGTCAGTCAGCGCGGCGCGAGCACGCGGGCGCGGTGGTAGTGCACGCCCTCGACGAGCCCGCCGCAGCCGGGCGGCGGGTTCTCGGGGTCGAACGGCACGAGCGCGCCGGCCTCGTAGTGCACGCCATTGTAGCGCAGGCGCGCGAGCAGCACCGGCGACTCCTCGCCGACGGGGCGCGCGGCGGCCTCGCGCGCGGCGGAGAGGTCGGCGGAGAGCGCGGCGACCTGCGCTTCGAGGTCGGCGACGCGCGACTTGAGCGCGGCGTTCTCCTCGGCGAGCTGCCGCTTCGTGGGCTCCTGCGGGGGCGCGACGGGCGCGAGCGGGTCCATGCTCACGAGATCACCGTGGTGAGCAGGTAGCCGGTGTTCGCGCCGCCGATCACGACGTCGTCCTCGAAGGTCGAGAGCTTGATGTACTGCCCGCCCATCGCGCCGCCGAGGCGGTCGGGGATCACCTCGTTGCGGTACGCCTTGCCGCCGAAGCGGTAGGTGTAGCCGAAGGTCTCCGTCATCAGCGGGTCGGGGTTCGGCTCGACGCGGAGGAGCGCCGCCGACTTGCCCCACACGTAGTCGCTGACGGCCGTGAGGCCCTCCTGCGCGCTGTTGTACTTCGCGCGGCCCACGATGACCTTGTCGACGCCGATGAGCTCGGCGATCGTCTCGAGCGCGACCTGCATCGGGACGGCGCCCGACTTCGTGCTCGCGCGGCCCGAGATGTAGCCCTTGACCGCGGGGTTGGTCATGAGCTTCGGCCACACCTGCCCGCCCATCACGAGCACGTTCGGCGTGCTGAACACGCTCTCCTTGTAGGTGAGGAGCTGCTCGATCGGGTCGCTCGACGGGTCGTCCCACCGGTCGGCGCCCGAGAGCGCCGTGGTGTTGGTGCCGTAGTTCGACGCGCCGAACACCTCGGCCGCGACGTTCACCTCGCGCGCGAGGTCCATGAACGACCGCAGGATCGCCATGTAGATCGCGGTCGACTTGAGCGCCGAGCTGTCGGCGTCATCGAGGATCTCCTGCGGGATGTAGTCGACGAGCCCGAGGGGGACGCAGTTGTACTGGAGGCTGTTGTCGACCGTCCACTGCACCTGGTTCGGCCGCGCGCGCGAGTTGGCGATGCGCGTGTTCGCGACCGACTGCATCGCGGCCACGGGGACCTGCTGGATGTAGTTCGACAGCTTCGCCGCGTTGACCACGGGCATCACCACGTCGGCGATGTAGTCGCGGTTCGAGTAGAGGACGAAGATGTTCTGGTCGATCGTCGGGATGTGCACGTCGCCGGGCGACAGGCTCATCATGTGCGGGCGCGGGCCGCGGCCGGTGACGTGCGAGAGCCACACGTTGTACGCGGCGTCGAGCGAGCCCGAGGCGTCCTGCGCCTCGGAGAGCCAGCGCTGCACGGTGGCGTCGCACTGCGACGAGACCACCGGCGCGGTCGCCATGCGGGCGATGCGCGGGTCGCTCATCGTCGTCGCGATGCGGTCGAAGTTGGTGCCGTTGGCGGCGCCGCTCCCCGTGAGGAGGCGGACGCCGCGCGAGAGGGGGCGGTTCATGGTTCGTGATCCTTGCGTGGTGGGTGGCGGGCGATCAGCCCTGGACGCGGCTCGGGGAGACGGCGACGGTGATGTTCCCGCTCGCCGCCGTGGTGGTGAGGGCGATGCCGACCACCGCGCAGTTGGTGCCACCGGCGGGCGCCGCCGTGAGGCCGGTGCCGTTGGTGCCGCCCGCGGTGATGTAGTCGTTCGCGGTGACGCCCGCGCCGGAGTCGACGACGACGGCGGTGCCGCTCGTCACGACGTACGCGGTCTCGCCCGCGCTCGCGGTGTTGAGCGCGACGCCGAGGAGCGCCGCGGTCGGCGACGCGCCGCCGGGGAGCACCGCGGTGTTGTTGGCGGCCATCACGATCCGGTTCGCCGTGGTGCCGCCGACGCCCGCGGTCATCTTCAGCACGGTACCCGAGAAGCTCGGGACGTTGCCGATGAGGATCGCCACGCGGGCGCCCGTGGTGACGGACTCCAGCGCGATGCCGACGCGCGTGGCGTTGGCCGGCGTGGTGAGCGACTCCGACACGACGGTGCCGGTGGCGCCGCCGATCACGACGCGGTCGCCGCGCGTGATGGTGCCCGCGGCGATGCCCGGCCACACGCCGTTCACGACGGCGTCGACGGGCGCGTTGGCGGACGAGCTCCACGGGTAGGCGGCGAGGCCCACGAGCGCCTCGGACGACGAGGCCCCGGTGGGGAGCTTCACGACGTCGTTCGAGGCGCCCATGACGAGCACCGCGCCCTCGGCGACGCTCGCGGAGGCGCAGTTGAAGGGGACGAGCTGCCCCGGGTTGCGGTCGGCGATTCCCATGACGATTGATCCTGTGGTGGTTGGTGGCGGGTGACGGTCAGGCGCCGACGAAGGGCGCGACGAGGCGCTTGGAGATGTCGCGGTCGGCCATCATCGCGGCCTCCGCGTGCGACTTGGCCTTGCCCTCGGCCATGAGGCGCGCGGCGAGGGCTTCGCGCTGCGCCGAGCGCGACGCGACGCTGTCGTCGCCGCCGACGGCGGGCGGGTGCGGCGCGCTCGTGGCGACGTGCTCCGAGAGCAGCGCGCGGGCGGCGGGCGTGACGGCGGGCTTCGCCGCGTCGCGCAGGGACTCCGCCGTGGGCTTCGCGGGCGGCGCCGCGGGGGCGTCGCTCATGCGCTTCGCCTGCTCGGCGGCCTCGACGCGCTCGGCGGGGTACAGCGTGTCGAACGTCTCGCGGTCGGAGAGGCAGAGCTTCGCGAGGCGCTCGCGCGCGCCCTCGGGGGCGAGGCCGGCGGCGACGACGCGATCAGCCATCGCGGCGGCGGCCATCCCCATCGCGGCCTTCTCGCGCTCCTGGATCGCGGCGAGCTGCTCCGCGATGCCGCGGATGCGCTGGATGATGAGGTCCTCGGCGCCCTCGGCGTCGAAGTCCATCTCAGCCATGCCGCACGCCATCGCGCACTCGCGCGCGAACTTGCCGTAGCCGTCGCGCTTCGAGTCGGCGATGGCGGCGCCCTCGGCCTCCTTCTCGGCCTTCTCCTTCGCCGCGTCGGCGACGGGTGCGGCCGCGGGCGCGGCGGCGGGCTGCATCTTCGGCAGGTCGGCGGCGCCCATCGGGGCCGCGCTCATCTCGTCGTTCATCGTGGGTGTCCTCGTGGGGAGCGTTGGAACGTGCACGTCGCCCGGCGTCAGGCTCGCGGTCGTCGCCTTCTCCGAGGCCGTCACGGGCGCCATGCCGTCGAGGAAGGGCTTGTTGGTGAGGGCGACGCTCGTGAGCCGCGCGCCGATCGGCTTCCCCGTCTCCTTGTCGACCGCGCCGAACTGGATCGCGGGCGAGAGGTAGCGGTAGCGCTTCGCGCGGACGTGCTCGACGGCGACGGGGTCGACCCACTCGAAGGTGCCCCACAGCGTCCCGTCGCCGCGGTCTTCGAGGTCGGTGATCCACGCCAGCGCGGGCACGCCGTGCTGCGCCACGCTGTCGGGGAGCGTCTCGCTGGTGTGCTCGTAGTCGAGCGCGACGCAGCGGTTCTCGGTCGCGTTGAAGTTGCGGAGGATGTCGGCGAACACCCGCGCGTCGAGGCGGAACGGCCCCTGCGGGTGCCCGCGGAACTCGCCGAAGCGCGCGATCTGGTTGCGCGTCTTCTGCCCGACGGCGGCGGTCTCGCGGCAGGTGATCTCCGCGGAGTCGCCGCGCAGGGTGACCACGTCGGCGGGGGTCGTCGCGGGCGCCTCGGCGGGCGCGGCGGGGCTGCGGCGCGTCTTGCGCTTGTCGGCCATGGTCGTGGGGTCTCCGTCGCCCGTGAGGGCCGCGGTGGTGCCGCGGTCGGCGCCGCACCACACGGCGGCGGCGTCGAGCGTCAGCGCGAGCGGGAGCGCACACGGCGCGTCAGGCGTCGGCGCGTCGGGCGGCAGGTACGCGAGCGTCGCGTGCGGCGTGAAGCCGTGCGACGCGGCGACGGGGAGCCCCGCCTCGCGCAGCATCCGGCAGAGCGCGTCGCGGGCCGCGGAGAGCCCCGGCGCGTCGACGCTCAGGTACGCGGCATCGCCCTCGCCCTCGGCGCCGTGGAAGCGCCCCACGCCCGACAAGCGCGCGGGCATCGGGGGCGTCGAGGCCGCCCACCGGCCGACGACGCTGCGGGCCACGTCGAGCGCGACCGCGCCCATCGGCAGCGCGCCGAGGCGCCCGAGGTACGCGAGCGTGACGTGCGCGCCGTCGACTCCGGGGAGCGCGTAGGCGGCGGTCTCGTCGTCGAGCGGCAGCACCACCGCGACGCCGGGGTCGGCGTCAGCGCCCGCGTCGTCGCTCATGCGCTTCTCTGCGGCGTCGGCGGCGTCCATCTGACGCACGACCTTGCGGGCCCACGCGAAGCCCGCGTCGCCGCCCCAGCCGTTCCAAGCTTGGTACCCTTTGCCCTGCTCGCCCCACGTCTCGCCGCTCTTGTCGCCCTCGTGGCGCTCGAAGAACGAGAGCATCCGGCGCACGGTGTCGGGCGACAGCGTCTTGCCGGCGATGAGGTCGCGCGCGCGGGCGATCCCGACGGGCGTCATCCCGCGCTCGCTCTCCGGCTTCTCGGCGCGGATCTCGAGCGCGCGCTTCGCAGCCTCGCGGGCGCCCTGCGGCGGCCGGAAGTCGATGTGGTCGTAGCGGGCCATGGTAGCGTTGCGGCGTGAAGACGAAGCGCGTCGAGCGGTTGCTGCGGCCGTCGGAGGCGGGCCGCGCGGAGGTGTCGGTCGCGATGACGCGGGAGGCGTTCGACGCCTTCGCCGCCGCCCGCGGGTGGCGCTGCGAGGCCGGCGACGTGCTCGACCCGCGCCGCGCGATCGGGTGGGCGGTGCACGCTGCGGGGTGGCGGCGGGGCGCCCTCGTCGTCGCCGTCAAGACGTTCGACGCGCACCGGACTGCCCGCGAGGTGCGGCGGCTGCTCGTGGCGCTCCGCCGCGCAGGCGTCGCCGCGAGGCCGCGGAGGCGCTAGGCTCGCGGCATGAACGACGAAGACCGAGGCCCGTGGCAGATCGGCGAGATGCGCGAGTTCCGACCGCGCCCCGCGCCGACGACCTCCGCCGACGTGCGGCGTGACGCCGCGCGGGTGCTGGTGCTCGCGGCGGAGGGCTACGCGGAGGACGCCGCGGCCCTCGCCTGCGGGCGTCTCAGGCTCGCGACGCGGGCCCTCGAAGCGATCGTCGCGGAGAGCGCCGACCCCGCGGCCGTCGCCCTTGCGCGCGAAGTCCTCGCGGCGCTCGCGGTCGGCGACTAGGCGCCTGTGTCCTCGGTGCCCGCGGGCCGCTCGCGGCGCTGCGACACCTCGGGGCGGACGTTGGGCGCGGCGCCCCGCGGCGCGGCCTCGTCGCCCTGGTAGTCCTCGACCTTGCGCTCCGTCGGGATGCCGAGCAGCGGCGCCCCGGGCGACGGGTCGGGGAGGTTGAGCAGGTTGCGCGCATCGGCCTGCGCGATCTCGCCCTTGAGGCTTGTGAAGATCTGGATGCGCTTCGCGACCGCGTCGAGGTCCTGCGCGGGGTCGACGGCGAACCGCATCCGCGGCACCGGGGCGTTCGACCCGAAGTTCATGTGCACCATCGGGCGCACGAGGTCGCGCACGAGCGTCGACCCGACGGCGTTCGCGTCGGCGCGGGCGATCATGAGCTCGTTGCGCTCGTGCACCTCGCCGAGCGCGCGCGTACCGCCGCCGCGGCTCGACTCGCTCCCGAGCGTGCCGCCGACGACGGCCTTCGACTGCTCGGCGTTGCAGAGCGCGATCAGGTCGGAGTGCACGTCGTTGTTCGACGGCGCGTTCATCACGTCGACTTTCGTGGTGTCGGCGAAGGTCGCGGCGTTGCTGCTCGACATCGCGTCGAGCACCTGTTGCAGCACCGCGCGGTCGTCCTCCGTCGCCGGGAACTCGCCCATCGGCCCGCGGCCGGTGGCGAAGGTCCCGATGCGCAGACCGCGGCCCGCCCACTCGGCGAACGCAGCGAAGTCGCGCACGGCGAACCGCTTGAACGTGCACCACCAGATCAGCAGCCGCCCGAGGCCCTCGCGCGTCGGCATCACGCCGCGCACGCGGGGGTTGTGCGCGATGAACTTGCCCGGCGGGAAGCGGTCGAGCGGGAGCCCCGGGAACATCCCGAAGGGCGAGTCGGTGTTGACGGGCTGGTAGGACGTCGGCGACGTGCCGCTCGCGTCCCACAGCCGCAGGCGCCAGTCGGCCGCGTAGGTGAAGCGGCGCGGGTGCAGGAAGTACAGCGCGTCGGGCACCATCCACCCGCGCTCGTCGCGCCACACGACCTCGAGCCCGACGCGGCCCTGATAGACCGCGCCCATGAGGTCGGCGATGGCGCTGCCGAAGTCGCGCGAGAGAGCGCCGAGGGACTCGATCTCGCGCAGGCGCGCCCCGCACCACTTCGCGATCTCCTCGCCCGCCGCGCCGCTGCCCTCAGGGGGCACGAGCTCCCAATCCGATCCCGCGACGCGGAGCTCGCGCTTCTGGAGCTCGGCGTGCATGTGCCCGTCGCGCTCGCGCGCCTCGTCGAGCAGGTCGGCGAGCATCCACAGGTAGCCGGTGTCCGCGTTCTGCAAGACACCGGACACCGTCTGCGGCGTGAGGGTGTTGCCGTAGTGGTACTGAAAGCGATCG